CCAAAAAACGCTCAGAAACGCTTCTATTGATATTCGTAAGATTTTATTCCCCAAACACTCTAATTTGGGGCAATCCACTATCTTCATCGAATCCAATTGCTAGTCTCGCATAGAGCAAAGCATGGAATGCGTGGTCATCTCCATCTCGACCAAACTTTGTTTTACTTTGAGATAATATTGGCCTTTGGTTTTTTTCGTCTGATTCTGCTGATGAGTTCAAAGAACACCATTCATGCAAAACCCATTCCAAATCTGTTGTTTTGTATGGAAGTGAAATCTCTTCATTTTTGATTGCTTCAATTGTTGCTTCGATGTAAGTAGTTCTATCAACAACAACCATGTAAATTAGATTTCGATTATTGTCTCTTTTCTTGTATTGGAATGGAGTCAGGGGGCGACTTGAATAATAGCATGATTTTACCATATCTCCGTATTCTCTTTGGAGTTCTTTTACCTGTCTTGCCCCATACCCTATATCACATACAACTTGGGTGCAATTATAGCGTTCTATGAGATTCTTGATTTCCTCAACTTCATCATTTTCAAAGTCAGCCCTTGAATCTAATTTTAGAGCATTTACGATTTCACCATTTTTCCTCATAATCACAACTGTTGTCTGATTCCCCCAATCAACACCCATCACAGTTTCTTCCGGTGCATCAACAAATCTCACAATCTTCCTGTTGGTGTCAACAGCCTTCAATGCTTCATCGAAAGTTATTGGTTTCGTTGAACCAGCGAAAAACTCTCCAAGAACTTCATTCGCATATCTTCTCGGAGTGTAAGTTGATTTCTTCATTTTGATATCTTCATCAGAAATCTGAGGATGCATTTTTTGACTCATATGATATCCAATAATATTTTCTTCTGAATCTCCATGAACCCATGCTTCTCCATTCCATTCTCCCTTGCTGGATTTCTCCCATAATTTCCAAAAGTCTGAACCCTGTTCTCTTGCAGTTCCACTAATCAAAACCCACTTGTATTCTGACAATGCTAACATCTCAACTAGCATCGGTAAAACATCTGTTCCTGAATCTTGATATTCGTCAATACATACCATGTCTGCTTCGATACCCAACAGACCATGTGCATCACCCCAATTTGAGTAAGCATAAAGATGATTCAAAGACCTTGCACCAACATCAAAAGTTTGATGACTTACAGAAGTTTTTACTCTTGGTTTCATCAGGCATCCACCATTGATAGATGACATCAAAGCACCGTTGAATCTTTCATCAACAAATCTGCTTACTTGAGGCTGTCTTGGGGCGGTATAAACTGCATTGAAATATGGTATGTTCAGAAGCCCATACAATAGTAGATTACAGATGGTTTCAGTTTTCTCGACTTTCCTACTACATTTGAGAACAATTATCTTGGTTTTATCTGACTTCATATTAGGTTGAAATTGCCGATAGATATCTATCAGATAAGGTCTTTCATGTAGGCTAAACTCTTGGCCGTTTATTGTTCTGAAAAACTGAGCCCAACGGTCAGGATAAATTGCGATTTCTCTTGCTTGTGTTGCTGTTAATTTAGCAGTAATACTATCGCTCACGAATACTGCTGATATTTTGAGGGTCTATATGGTTTCGATTTTCAAAATAAAAAAAAGGGAGTCGCCCGAAGGCGACCCCCGATTTTGGTTAGGTATTTTTATTTTCTGTGTTGACTCCAATCATAAGGTGTTGGAGTGCAATTTTTTGTGCAGATGCAAGCAGGTTCAGGAGAATGTCCTCTTGTGTATATCCCACCACATACCCAAAGTTCATACTGCATTCAGAATGCCCCCAATAAGAATGAAACAATAGCGTCTAAAACTGTTAAATGTGCTGGAATTAATTGAATGTGAGAAGCGATAAACTCTCCGCCTCTCAAAGCATTTCTTGCTTCTTTATTCCATATTGCTCGTATTGCTCGACCCCATGTTCGTAGTAGTGTCAGATTACCTGCTTCGTTTGCGTTCATGGTTCTTCGGATAATACTTACATATATCAATGATTCCATATCTGACTATAATTTTAGCCTAATTTAGAGGTATTCTCCAAAATCTATCAAAACTTACTCTTTCTGACGATACTCTAAAGAGCCTCGATAAAACAGACTTTGAATTAAGGCGACCAGCATGGCTAAAACTACTGCTTCAATTCAACCCCCAACACGCCCTAAAAAGCCAATTACATTCAATGATATCATGTTGATGACATTGGGTGTTCCATTGATTTTATCATGGTTATTCTTCGCTTGTTTTGTTATCTATTCAGGAATAAATGATGATACAGGATTAGTTCAATCAAATCTTGATTTCTATGTCGCATTAATCGCAATTGTTGGTTCACCAGCATTGTTGTTTATGAACTCCGTTTTGGAGTCATGGAAAAGCGAACAAGCCGCAGAACTTGGTGCGTTACCTTCCCGTCTTGAATCTGAAATGAAAAGTGCAGAAGCATTCCTTGCTCACGTCAAGGAAATGGAAAATGCTCACATCCAACATGAGATAGAGCAAGCATCCCTAAGACAGAAGCACGAATTAGACATGGATGAGTTCAATACAAAAAAGAAAAATTAAGGTGAAATAAATGCAGATATATGGTGTAGAATTAGAATTATGGATTGCTGTCTTAGCGGCAGTTCTCGGACTGACAGTATGGGGATTGAAAAAGTATCAGAAAATTATGGCTGATGGTAAAGTAAGTCTTGACGAAATAATTGATACTTTGACTGAGAGTGAAAGTAAGATTGATGATGTTGTTGAAGCAGTTGATGAAGTTACTTCGGCTATGGATGCTAAAAAGAAAGCAGAATTAATAGAAATGTGCAAAGAAAAAGGACTTTCAACATCGGGAACAAAAGCGGAACTCGTAGCACGTCTTTCTGAGGCTGTTGAAGCCAACACCGAAGAAGCGTGATTTCTGTGTCCGAAGAACTCGATTTTATCAAAGATTCTTTGATACAAATTAGAGAAGATATGACAGTTCTGAAAGATAATCATCTTGCTCACGTTGAAAAAGATATGAATGAATTAAAAACCGATGTCGCCGTAATCAAAACTAGATTATCTCCGATTGAAAAGTTTGTCGAAATGTGGACTCAAAAAATGGCTTTGATTTTTTTCGCCGCCGTATCAGCAAGCGTTGGAATACCTATGATGATTTGAGAAGCCGATACAGTCAATATCCTCTCATTGTAGAGAAGGAGTGTCGGAGTGAATGACATTGACAAAAGAAGAAGCGGATTCAATCATAGAAGTAGTCAATGAAAGGGCAACGGAACTTCGTCAATTAATCATAACTATTGCATCAATTATTGCTTTAGTTTTACCAGCCGCAGAAGGTATTGGTTTAGTTGATTTTACACCATATGGTGAAGGAGATGATGAATGGGTAATTGATGAAGATTGGGAAATGGGTGATGACTTTGTATGTGGTGATGGTTCGGTCATAGAATATTCTCTAGTTGATGATGGCTACAAAAACTGTCGAGATGGTTCAGATGAACCCGAAGAAAATGTTGAAGAATGTGAAGAAACTGATACCTGTGAAGAACCTAATATTTCTTATGGATGTATGGATGAAGATGCACTAAATTATGATGAAGAAGCATGGGAAGATGATGGCTCTTGTGAGTATGAGGAAGAACCCGAAGAAACCTATGGATGCACCGACCCCGAAGCAGAAAATTATGACCCATATGCAGACCACGATGATGATTCTTGTCAGTATCAAGAAGGGGAACAATGCGACCCCGTTTTCTATGATGTTTATTGGTCTTGGTATAATGAGAATATTACATTCTCATGGGATGCTGATTTATCCTGTTTCAATGACAATCACAATCTAACAGTTTATTGGACTATCTACGAAAATAACTCAACAGGAAAAGAGCCACTTCAAGACAAAATAACATACGAAACATTTGGTAATGATTATGAGCAAACAAACATGACAATTGGAAATCTATCAAAAGGAAAATATGACATCTTTGCTACATTTGAGATTCATGGCGATTATACTAGAGGGGTTGATTGGTATGGAGTCGAGATAAATGACTCTTGAAACCTGTTGCTGGTTGATACTTTTTTTCATGTTCTCAATAATTGCTTTAGACACCGATAAACTAGGTTAGAGCCGTCATGGTGAAAAACCGGAACACAACCCATTAACTTATGGCCGAGCGTCAGCGAAGTATCATTGACAGACTTTTGAGAAGAAGGGCTGACCCAGCAGATACTCAAAAAATGTCAGATTTAATCAATGGAAATATGGGAAGTGAAGGAATTGCATGGGATGGAAAAACTCTTGCATCTCTTTCAAAAATAGGTTTGGCAACAACTGCTGGCCGTCAATCCTCAAGTGGTGCAGATACACAAGTTTCATACAATCTTCTCAGACAGATTTCTCTCAAATCAGAAGTTGTAAATGCAATCCTCAGAAGATGTGTTGATGATACTCTTGCTAATGGATATGAGTTTGTTTTAGCAGACGGAAAAGAAGATGGAAGTCAAGAGCAACTAGACAAGTTGAGAAACTTCTTCAAAAATCCAAATCCTGACGATATGGGTGATGAATGGTTGGAGTCTCTTCTGTTCGATTTAATCCTCTTCGGGGATGCCTACCTAGAACTCGATGGAAGTGCCGACAAATCATCTGCAAATGGTGAAAATTGGTCATATGGTGGAGACTTACTCGCTGTGTGGACTATTCCATCTGAAACAATGAAACTTGTTCCAGCAAATCAGACCCCGAAGCCACCAAAAATGGCTTACATCCAATCCCTCGATAAAACAATGAGAAAGTTCGATTCAAATAAAGTAATTCACATTGCTAAGTTTAAGCAAGGAAGAGGATATGGTTCAAGTCCATTAATTCCTTTGATGGAGATAATAGCAGGTCAATTAAATCTATCAAATTATTTGAATATGCTTTACACAGGAACTTTACCCAAAACTATCCTAAATGTTGGAGATATTTCTAATACTGAAATGAAGGCAATGTTGGGTCTTATAGAACAACAATTATCAGGTGGAAAATCACCATTCGGACTTATCGCAATCAATGGTGGAACAGGATTCAATATGCACCGATTAATTGATTCAACAAGAGAAGGGGCTCAGTTAGATTTGTTGTATTATTACCGTGAAGAAATCTGTGCTGTTTTTGGTATTCCACCAATGAAACTTGGCTGGGTTCAGACAGGTAAATTAGCAAATCCTGAGCAACAACTTGATGCTTGGTATGATGTCATCGAATCCTATCATGCGAGGATATCTTCTATGATGAATAATCGTATATTCCCATTACTAGAAATTACAGATTGGAAGTTCAAGTTTGTAAGCATCAGACCATCAAGAGAAACCGAGAGAGCCGAGACTTTGAAGGCACAAGCATCTGCGGTGGCAACACTAAGACAGGAAGCGGCAATTACAATCAATGAAGCAAGAGAAATGTTGGGATTCCCTGTCATCAAAAACGAAAGAGCAAATGACCCATTCTTTGTTAGTCCAAAACTATCTATTAATACTCCAAAAGATGCAAGTTCAGAAGATGAAACAAGTTCAGAAGATGATATTGGATTAGACGATTTATTTCCAAATCCAATGGAACAAGAAGATGAAGAAGAAATTGGTGATATGCCGAAGTTTTCTGACACGGATGAGATAGCATATTCCGCAGAAGAACTTCACGACATTAAAAAAAAAATTAACGATGCAAGTCGAACACAATATGATAGAATTGTCAGGGCAACTACAAGACAAACAGAACAGAAACTTATGAAAAATCAAGAAGAGTTTGCTGACAGATTAATTGATAAATATTCTGAGAGAATAAATCCGACAGATATTTTTGAATACAGTCTTGGGAACGTGTTGAACCCAACATCTGATTTTGACGGAGTTCTGACAAAAGCAGTTGGTGGAGATGACTTAGTTTGGATGGTTGATTTACTCGATAGAGAATTACAAGAATTACTTGACAAACAAACAGTTTCAACATCTACTGCACTTACAGTTGGATTTGATGAAACTCTTGCTACAATGGCATCTGCATCAGGTGTAGGAATATCCTTTGATTTTAGAGATGCAGAAGCAATGAGATATTGGAATGCAAGATGGCGTGTTCCAGCATTAAAAAATACACTTGGGGCTTTCAGAAAAGAAATCTTCACAGTCTTTGAGGCGGCTTTGGNAGATAGTAAAAATTGGCAATGGGTTCAAAGAGAAATGAGAAGAGTGATTGACCCAACAGGAAAAGCATTTCCGAGATATTATTACAACAGAATTGCTAGAACAGAAACAAGAAGAGTTGTTGAAAACTCACATCTTTCAGGGCTGAAAAAATTAGGATTTACACAGGTTCAAAGATTGGTAACTGTTGATTCAGTAACAGACAAAGATTTGTGTGTTCCATTTGAGAATGCTGTATATCCAATTGACAAATCAGGTGGGGTAATTCCAGCCCATCCAAACTGCCGTTGCACCTTTACTCCATACGAAGCATCTGACGAAATCAATCCAAGAGAACCTGTGCCTGAATCACAGATTTTGAAACCTGATGTTGAAGGTGCTGAGATACTAGATTTGGAGTGAATAAAATATGGCAAAACCTTTTTCTCGTTTCGCTTCTGAATTAAGAAGAGGGTCGAAAAGAGTTCCAACCAAAATAGTGCCTTCATACCTAGATTTATTGGCTTCAAGAATACTAACCCAAGCAAAGAAAAATGCCCCTGTTCGCACAGGTGCATTAAGAGCAAGTGGAAGAATAGAATTAACAGCAAATCCTAGACAAAGGATTGTTTCTTTTGGTGGTCAAGGAACTAAAGTTGATTATGCTAGATATGTCGAGTTTGGCCGATTTAGTTTCGCACCATATGACCCAATTCCATATCTCAGACCAGCGTTAATTTCAGTAATGAAAGATGCAAGAATAGACTTGAAAAAATCTTTAACAAAATCACTAGATGAGTTCGACAGAAACTACGGGGTATTGAAATGACAGATGCACTATCAACATTTTCTTTAGTTGAAGATTATGGTTTACCATTAGTTTTACTTTTGGGGTCTATTTATGCACTATATCGGTTCATGGTTTTCGCTCTCTATGAAGTGAAGAATGAGTTTGGGGCTCATCATCGAAAAGCCAAAGAAGATATGCAAGATGTGAAAGTCCAACTTGCTGAAATAAAAACAAAATTAGACATGATGTTAAGGGTCGAAAAATAATGGGGTATTGAAATGACAGAAATACAAACTAAGAAAACACCAACAAGACAACAATTAAGTCCACCAGCAGGTGTCAAATCAGCCTGTAAAACAGGAATAAAAATGGTAGAAGAAGGAATGGGTGGAAGTGGTTTAGAAGCGGCCACAGTTAGAGAAGCAAGAGCAATTGTTAGAGGCACACCAATCACAATTGCCAAAGCCAAAAAAATGGTTCGATGGTGGGGAAGAAATGCAAGGTTTTTGACTTTTGATAAAGATTCACCAGCATGGGTCGCCGCATTACTTTGGGGTGGTCGAGCAGGGCTATCTTGGTCAAGAAGATTAAAGAGAAC